TGCACATAGTGGAAACACATTCAATTTATTACAAACAGGAAACGGAAACTCTATTTCTTGGGTCTCTTACTGGGGGCCTGGAAAGTCTTGGGGTGGTGACGTAGACGGAATCAACAATACTGAAAATGTAGAACAAAGTGGTGGTGCAACATATGGTAGACACATATGGGGAAATAGTAATACAGTAGATGTATATCAAAACGGAAGTCATACACATAACATAGACGTTCACTCAAATTCAGTAGACCACGAAATACACCAATCGGGTAGTGGTTCACACTATGCACACACTTACTTCTATGGAAGTGCAACAGGTTCAGATAGTAGTATCATGCAGAAGGGTTCAGGAAATCATAATGCACAAATTACTTTACAGGGTTCATATCCAACAACACTTAACCTTTTACAAGAAGGTTCAACAAACAAAGCATATACACTCACCCAAAACTGCGTCACAGCAGGTGGTTGTTCAGTATCGGTCACTCAACAATGAATTCAGAATGTCCCCAACCTATCGAGTGGGACGATGAACTCGAATCATCAGAACTTGAATTAGGAGATGTCGAAGCTGCATCTGATTTCGTATGGCAAGTTCTCTTCCTTACACCAATAGAGTTGGTCTACATAGGATTCACAATGACAGTCCTTGCAACATATGGACTTTCTATTTACTATATCTATAAACGAATACAAAAGAAATTCTCATAATGTATAGTTGGAAAACAGTCCTAATCACCATTGGTGTATTTGTAGGACTTAAAATTTGGTCTCCTTACTTAGTAGAGAATATTAAGTGGTCTTACTTTGATGTTCTTCATCAGAGTCAGGAGAAAGTTCAGGTAGAAGATATTGTCTTAGTAGACATAGACGAGAAGTCACTTGAAGTGTTCGGTCAGTATCCTATCAAACGTAGTATCTATAGGGATTTACTCCTTGACACTCATTACACTAACACACATGTTTTCACTCAACTCTTTAATCAACCTGATAGAAATCAGGGAGAAGACGAAATCTTTGCAGAAGGATTGGTCAATAGATTAACAATTCTATCAGCTGCACCCACCATTCAAAAGAACACTGGTTCTGCACCCTTCGTAGGAAACTCTACTTTCGGTAGTGGAAATGCAACAGACTACCTATGGAACTTCTCAGGAATTTCAAGTCCTATCAGGATACTTCAGGACAATACTTATGGAGTTGGGGTCACTGTTGCAACACCTAGTGTTAGTGGAACACCAAACTTTGACGGGACAACTAGGTCTATCCCTTTAATCATAACTGCAAATGAACAGGTATATCCGTCTCTTGCACTGGAAACACTTCGTGCATTAAAAGACCAACCTTCGTATCAAACTAAAATTACAGAAGTTGGAGTAGAGTGGGTAAGAATGGGTAGAGACAAACCTATCACCACCACTCCAACGAGTGACGTTATGGTGTCCTATTGGAACGAATTCCAACGGGTTTCTGCTGTCGACTTACCTAATCTAAATCTTACTAATAAAATTCTGATATGGGGTTTGACTGCAGAGGGATTGAATAATCCAGTTTCAACTCCAGTGGGAATATTGTATCCTCACGAAGTGCAAGCGAACCATATCCAAACCTCTTTGTCAGGAGTTCAAATACAACAATCCTACTATCTTGAATTGCTTGAGATTGCTCTTCTGATGACAGTTCTTGTATTGATATTGGTGATGGTTTACAAACTTCCCACAATTCTTTCGGGGGTAATGAGTCTAACACTTGTAGGACTTCAAATCTTCGGGAGTTATTATATTTGGACTTCAGAGCTCGTTCTTTTCGATACCTTCTTTTCATCAATTGCCTCCTTGATTGTTTTTGGTCATGCCTCTTTCAATCAATACTATACAACCTACCAACTCAAAGAAGAAATCAAGAAGCAGTTCCAAAAGTATTTATCTCCCGACATGGTTGACCAACTTGCAGAAAACCCCGATTTACTTAAATTGGGTGGAGATAGAAAAGAGTTAACTTTCATGTTTATGGACATATGTGGATTCACCCCCATAAGCGAACACTACATGAAACAAGACGACCCCGAGGGATTAGTGGAACTCATTAACAAATTCCTTGACATGCAAACAAAGATAATCCTAAATAACAATGGAACCATTGATAAGTATATGGGTGATTGTATTATGAGTTTTTGGAATGCACCTTTAGATTGTCCCGACCATGCCGAGATGGCAGTCAAGTCTGCAGAAGAAATACTAATTGCTACCAAGGAACTCAATGAAGAACTCAAACCACTCGGTCTTCCCCCTATCAATGTTGGCATTGGTATTAACACTGGTGAGTGCATCGTTGGAAACATGGGGTCAGAACTTAGATTTGACTATTCCGTCATTGGAGATGCAGTTAACCTCGGAGCTAGACTCGAAGGACAAACGAGAAATTATGATGGGGTGGACGTGTTGTTGGGACAAGAAACATATCTACAATGTCCGTCTAGAGCATTCACTGAAGTCGATAGGATTACAGTCAAAGGAAAATCTGAACCAGTCACAGTTTACACTATCTGAACTACCTAATACGTTTGATTGGACTGCATTCTATACTCTTCAACTACTAGATATCTACACAACATATCGTGGACTTAAATATGATTGTGTCGAAGAACTAAATCCACTCGTAGGAGAGTCTCCTTCAGTCCCTAAAATGTTCGCAGTTAAGACTGCAATTCTATTACCTGCTATCGAGATGGATAGAAGAACCCACGAATTAACTTCAGATACATTCGACTATATGAACATTCTTATGGGTGTAGTGATTGTAAATAACATTCAACAAGTAAGTGATGCAAAAAAATATTGCAATAAAAGATAAAACCCCCTTGAAATTTTAGAAAAAGTCCTTATAATAGTAGTATGGTGTTATAAATACCATTGTGATGCCCATTAGGGGTCACATAACAATAACTTGCTTAATAAAGGAGAAAACTATGACTATCTATGACGATGTCTTCGGGAAATCATTCCCATTCGCAATCGGGTTCGACAGAACTCTACAACTATTAGAACGTGCTGATACACATTCTAGTTCAAACTATCCACCTTACAACATTGTAAAAATCGATGAGGAAAATTTCCAAATTGAAATGGCAGTGGCTGGGTTCGATAAGAAAGAGGTTTCTATCTCTAAAGAGAAAGAGAAACTAATTATCGAGGGAGAACAGGATACGGAATCAAAAGAGTATGTCCACCAAGGACTTGCTTCTCGTTCATTCAAAAGGTCATTCACACTTGCAGACGATATAATCGTTAAGGGTGCAAATATGAAGAATGGTATTTTGATTGTAAGTTTAGAGAGAATTGTGCCTGAGGAAGACAAACCTCAAGAAATCAAAATTTCTTAAAAACCCCCTTACAGATACACCTGTTATGAGTTATAATGGGTGTATCTTTTTATATTATGGAGAAAAAATATGTTAAACGTAGGAGATAAGATTCCACAAGTTATTCTACCCGTTAGAGTAGGAGACACTTTTGAACACTTAGATACATGGGAACAATTTGAAGGTAAGAGGGTAATTATATTTGCACTGCCTGGTGCATTTACACCAACTTGTTCAGAACAACAATTGCCAGGCTTTGACGAGAAGTTTGAAACATTCCATGACGAAAAAGGAATAGATTCAATTTACTGTTTATCAGTGAATGATTCCTTTGTTATGAATGCATGGTTTGAGTCACAAGGAACTGTTGACGTATTCCCACTTCCCGATGGAAACGGAGAGTTTACAGAAGGTATGGGTGCAAGTGTGCAGAAAGCAAATCTAGGATTTGGTATTAGGTCTTGGAGATATGCAATTGTTGTAAATGACAATGTCATTGAACATGTATTTGCAGAAGAAGGATTCGGTGACAATATCGATTCAGACCCTTATGAAGTATCTACACCCGAAAATGTCCTTGCAAACATCTAAACTTTATCAAGTCTTAAAAGATAATGCAAACGAAAAGAGATTGCCTATTATTGATGGTAGTCTCTTTGATGCATTAACTGAAGAACATGGGAGAGAATACTTCCGTGAGGTTCTTGCAGAATACATAGAAACTGAAAGACCCGAGTTTCCTCTAAAACAAATCTCTCATGAAGATATGAGAAACACCTTTATTAAACTTTTAGAATATCCTGTTTGGAAGTTTATATACCCACACGAAAATTTAGAACAGGAAGTCGTAGAGAAATATGACGACTACAAATACCCTTATTCAGAATGGGGACATGGAATGGTCAATGCACCTTCCACATTTAATGATGCAAGTGATTACTTTATGCAAGATTTAAGATTGTCTTGTGATTCGTATGGACATAGAGCTCCATTGAATGCATTTAGAGAATCGACTGCAAAAGAATTGAAATCACCCCTCGGTGCAATATGGAGAGGTGTTAATGATATCACAAAAGAAGTATCAAAAGACGTAGACGGAAACGAGGTTATAAAACTTGTTGGTGGTTCATTGAGAGAAGACACTTACAGAATGGCATTCAGACTTGGTGCCTATATTGCAACACAATTTAAACCAGTGGTTGCAAAGTGTTTCTATGAAATGACTGATGCAAGAACTGTATTGGATACAAGTTGTGGTTGGGGAGATAGACTATGTGGATTCTTTGCAAGTAAAGGAACTACAGTGTATATTGGTTGTGACCCAAACCCAAACACATTTGAAAGATATAAGAAACAATGTATAGAATATGAAACAATTCTTACAGGTCATGCACCAAAGATTACAGAAACCAAAGACAAGTTTATGTCAGTTGGTGAAAAGAGAGTTGTAATCTATAGAAGTGGTGCAGAGGATATTCCTTATGAAAAATTCCCACCAATAGATTGTGCATTTACTTCACCACCATATTTCTCAACAGAGACATACAACAAAGGTGGAGAACACGAAGAAGACCAATCATGGAGTAAGTTCTCAGAATATGAATCATGGAGAGACGACTTCTTTATTCCAGTTTCTAAAAAATCATTTGAAGTGTTATCAGATAACGGACACTTATTGATTAACATTATGAATCCAAAAATAAAAGGTAAAATGTTTCCCTCATGTGACGAAGTAGTAGACGAATTAAGAGAACACTTCAAAGGTCAGATAGGAATGAGAATCATGCAAAGGCCTCAATCTTCTACTGCATTCTTAGAGAAGTGGTCAGACGTGAAAGGTGATAGTGACGACAACCAAGTATCAGATAAAGAAGGAATTGATAGAACTGCAATGCAAGACTTTATGAAAAAACTATACATGGAAAATGTATGGTGGTTTGCAAAAGAAGATAAAGATTTATTCCTACCTAACAAACACAATTCATTGGAGAGTTTCTTTGGGTAATACACCATTATTTGACGAAGGTGTTTATTGTGTTGTTGACAATAATAAATTAAACATGTCAGGCATTCAACTTACTAAAGGAATATGGGAAGGACTCATATACACATATGGTAAAGTAGAGTTTGTAGAAGGTAAGAAACACTTAAACTTTCAAAGGAATCTTATCAAAGTTCCCGACAATCATGACTTTGAAGAACTCCTAAATAATACCGAACTTAATAACCTTATGGGTGACATATTGGTTGAATTAATAGAAGAACAAGCGAGGAAAGAGAATGAACAAAGAGATATTGAAAGAACAGATTAAAAGACATGAGGGAGAAGTCCTCGAAGTTTACGCAGATTCACTAGGATACTTAACACTAGGTGTCGGACATCTTATCAAAGAAGGTGACGCAGAATATGGACAACCTGCTGGGACTCCAGTGAGTCAAGAAGTAGTAGATGCATACTATGAATCAGACTTTGATAAACATGTAGAAGAAACCATTCATGTATTTGAATCAAAAGGTGGAGAAGATTTCTATGCACTACCCGAAGACATTCAACACGTTTTAGTTAACATGACATTCAACTTAGGTGGAACAAGATTCAGCAAGTTTAATAACATGTGGAAAGGTGTTGTTTCATGTGACTGGGAAAAGGTTGCAGTTGAAATGGAAGATTCTAAATGGTTCGGACAGGTAGGAAGACGAAGTGTTGAATTACAGGAGATGGTAAGAAGTGTCTAAAGTAAAATGTATAAGACTAGATACTGGAGAAGTTCTAATTGGATTCGTTGAGAGAACTATATTAGGAAATTACAAAATCATAGATGCACAAATTTGTTTAACAAATACAGAAGACGGAAAGTATGAAGTTAATCTTGCACCATGGATTCCTTTTGCAAAAGAATACACGTTCATATTAAACAGTGATTTAGTTCAAACAGTTTTTGAACCAAGACCACAACTTGAAACCAACTTTAAAGTTGCAACAGGTAATAAAGTAAGGGGTAATAAATAATGGGAAGAGAAACACTATTAAAAGCACTAATGAGTCAGTATCAAGGTGAAATGGATATTGCAATGGCAAACATTGAAGTATACAAAAACAACCCAGCTGGTATTGGTGAACACCCCGACATTGCACAAGCACTCGATACTCAAATTGAGAAACTTGCAAATGCAAAAGAAAAATATGATGTCACTTACGACATTTTACACGGAAAAAGTAATCTTACTACCTTGACAGAATAGACCCCCTTGTAGTATAATAACTACATGGATTTCTATACTAACGTTTGCAGAACACGTGACAAAATACTTGTCAAAGGATATAAGAACGGAAAACAACAAAAACTATCCGTATCTTATAGACCCAATCATTATATCCCTTCTAAGAAGGGAGACACACCATTCAAATCATTAGACGGAAGGTCACTAGAAGTAGTGAACCTAAACTCTATGGGTGGTGCAAGAAAATTTCGAGAGAATTATGCTGGAACTCATGGATTTGAAATCCATGGATATGACCGATATATCTATACATATATTGCAGATAAATTTCAAGGTGAGATAAACTGGAATCTAAATCAGATTAAGATTGCAACACTTGATATTGAGTGTGAGTGTGAAGACGGATTCCCCGAACCAACCCTTGCAACTGAAAAGGTCAATGCAATTTCAATGAAACCACTTGGTAAAGATACACATGTTTTTGGTATCGGGCCTTGGGAACACAACAGAACAGATGTAATCTATTACAATTGTTTAAATGAGGTTGACCTTTTAACCCAGTTCGTTAAATACTGGAGACAAGAGTGGTTCGATATTATCACAGGTTGGAATGTAAACTCTTTTGATATCACCTATCTCTGTAATCGTATTGATAGAATACTAGGAGAGGGAGAACATAAGAAACTCTCACCATGGGGTCAATGTGATGTCAGAGAGTTCATGTCTACTTATGGTCAGAAACAAATGATATTCAATCTATATGGTATCAATGTTCTTGACTACCTTGAGATATATCGTAAACATACATTCGTAAATCAAGAATCCTACAAACTAGAAAACATTGCACAAGTAGAACTTGGAACTGGTAAACTAGATTACTCAGAGTATGGAAATCTACATACACTTTACAAACAAGACTATCCAAAGTTCTTGGAATACAATGTCAAAGACGTTGTCCTTGTTGAAGAACTAGAGGACAAACTAGGACTATTGGAACTAACACTTGCAATGTCCTATAATGCAAAGTGTAATTATAATGACACATTCGGAATGGTGAAGTATTGGGAAACCATAATCTACAATCACCTCAAAGACCAAAACATACAAACCCCACCCCAAAGATTAAGGAGTGGTAATGATAAGACACACCAAATTGTTGGTGCATATGTCAAAGACCCAATAGTCGGTGGACATGATTGGGTAGTGTCATTTGACTTGAACTCACTGTATCCACATATCATTATGCAATACAATATCTCACCCGAGAAAATGATAAAAGGAAACAGACAGGACTTAACCATTGATAGAATGTTAAACAAAGAATGTGACTTATCATATGTTCACCAACAGGGTCATGCAGTGTGTCCAAATGGTGTAATGTATTCTAAAAACAAACAAGGATTTCTTCCCGAACTTATGGAAAAACTCTATGACGAGAGAAAGGAGTGGAAGAAGAAAATGATTAAGTATCAACAAGAACGAGAAGTCTGTAAAGAAACCAAACGTAAGAAAGAACTTGATACACTTATCAAACGTGCATACAACAATCAACAGGTTCGTAAGATTGCACTTAACTCTGCATATGGAGCTCTTGCAAATCAATACTTTGCATTCTTTTCTATTGACCTTGCAGAGTCAATCACAACCAGTGGTCAGTTAATTATTAAGTGGTCAGAGAAAACTATCAATGAGTTCCTAAACAAAACACTTGGAACAGATAACGAAGACTATGTGATTGCAATGGACACTGATTCAGTTTATATCACTATGGATAAACTGGTCAAGAAAGTCTTACCCGAAGAAACAGACAAGACCAAGATTGTGGATTTCCTAAACAAGTCAGAAGGTATGATTGAACAAGTTCTTGCACGTGGTTTTGACGACCTTGCAGAATATACTAATGCATTCCAACAGAAAATGCAAATGGGTCGTGAAGTAATTGCAGATAGAGGTATTTGGACTGCAAAGAAACGATACATTCTAAATGTCCATGACAACGAAGGTGTCCGACTTGCAGAACCCAAACTTAAAATGATGGGTATTGAGACTGCAAAGTCCTCTACACCACAATGGGTCAGAACTAAACTAACAGAAGCCTTAAAGGTAGTAATGAATGGAACTGAACAGGACTTATGGGAGTTCGTAGAGACTGCACGAAAAGAATTTAGAAACCTTCCACCCGAGGAAGTTGCATTTCCTAGAGGTGTCAAAAACCTTGTGACGTATTCAGACCCGACTCATATCTATGGGAAAGGAACACCGATTCATGTCAGAGGTTCACTCTTACACAATCACTTACTGAAATCTAAAAATCTTGACTTAAGATATGAAATGATTAAGAACTCAGATAAGATTCGTTTCTCATATCTTACAACACCAAATCCAATCAATGAGAATGTAATATCATTCTCAAGTTCTCTACCAAGAGAGTTGGACTTACATAGATTTATTGACTATGATATGCAGTTTGATAAAGCATTTAATGAACCACTAAAGAATATTGTGAACTTAATTAACTGGAATGTAGAACCAGTTGCAAGCTTAGATTCTTTTTTCGGATAAATAATTAATATGGCATATAGTAATAAAGTAGTAGAGAGATTCGAAGACGTTTTAAATAACCCTAAGAAACATGGTGTTGGTAGATTCGACCCCAATGACCCTAATGTTGCAACAGGACTAACGGGTGCTCCAG